GCGCCAGCCTGTTTGACTATTGAAGCTGACAAGCATCATGGCGTAAAATCGCTTACAGATGTTGTGTGGTATTGCATTCATGCAACAGAATGCACTGATTTGGATGAAGTTGACGAAGTTTTAATTGTGCCAAGCGATCAAGCCCAAGCGCAAGAACTGGCCAAGTGCCTACAGGAGAACTAATATGCCATGGATGGCCCTAGCAATTGGCGGTAGCGCCCTACTCGGTGCAAGCGCATCTAAGAGCGCCGCTAACACACAAGCCGCGTCTGCAGATCGCGCAACTGAACTCCAAGAGCGCATGTTCAACAAGCAACTTGAACTGCAACAACCTTTTCAAGAAGCCGGTGTTAACGCGCTTAACCGGATGCAGTCTGGTGACGTTATGGGCATGATGGATCCATCATACAAATTTAGACTAGGCGAAGGTCTTAAAGCACTTGACCGCCAAGCAGCCGCGCGCGGTGGTTTGATCAGTGGCGGGGCGTTAAAAGCCGCCCAACGCTATGGCCAAGACTTTGCGTCGACTGAGTTTGGCAATGCTTACAACCGCCTTGCAAGCATGGCTGGTCTTGGCCAAACAGCCACAAATGCTATGGGCGGCGCGGCAGGTCAGTTTGGTACTAACGCAGGCAATTTAATGACTGGTGCAGGCGCTGCCCGCGCTTCGGGTTATGTTGGTGGTGCTAACGCGTTGACTGGCGGTTTAAATCAATACATGAACTACACGCAAAATCAAAACTTGATGAACCGTTTGTTGCCACAAGCAGCTGCTGGTGGCGGTTCAACTGGTGTTGGATATAGCCCACTGTATCAAAGTCAGATGCCTGGCGCGGGAGTTTAACTATGGCACTTGATCCTTCTATTTCTTTAGGTGTACGCGGCGTTGAGTTGCAAAACCCCCTTAACGCGCTTGCACAGTTTTCTCAAATCCAAGGTGCGCAACAAGCCAACAAACTTGGCCAGATGCAAATGGCTGAATACGAGCGCACCCGCGCTGAAGAAGAAGGGCTGCGCAACTTTCTGTCAGGCGCTGACTTAACAGCAACTGAGACGCGTAACGCGTTGATGGCCAAGTACGGCAAGTCTGGTCGTGAGTTTGCCAAAGGTCTGACTGAGTTGGACAAGGCGCGTACAGAAGAAGCGGCGCGTAAAGCAAAATTGGCGATTGACAAAACATCCATGTACCGCGACGCGATTGCCAACATTACTAATCCGGCTGACGCAATTGAATTTATGAGAGTGCAAGCCAACGACCCTGACATGGCCGGCACGCCTATAGCGCGCATACCTTTGATGAAAGTGTTGTCTACAATTCCTCAAGACCCTGTGGGTTTTGAAAACTGGAAAAAGCAGACTGCGCTTGGTATGACCGAGTTTGTTAAGCAAAACAAACCTCAATTCTTCCAGCAAGACCTTGGCGGCACTAAGAGCATTATGGGCGTCCCTGGCCTTGGCGGCGCTGCAAGCACTGTTGCGGGCAGCACGCAAAGCGTCACAATGACACCCGCGCAAATACGCGAAGCCGCAGATTCTGCTACCCGTATCAAACAAGAAGGTCAGCGAATTGGTTTGGAAGGCCGGCGCGTGGCTGTCATGGAAGAAAATGCGCGGCGCGACAAAGACCCTGTGTTCCAGCAAACTATGGCCAACGCTAAAGCAACGGGCGAGGCAATCGCTAAAAACGATGTGGCGGCCAAACAAGCGTTGCCCAAGATTATTAGCGACGCGCAACTGGCGCTTAACGTGGTTGATCAAATGGTTGGTAAGCAAGAAGTACGCGACGCCAACGGTAAAATTATTGAAGCAGCCACTAAACCGCACCCCGGCTTTCAAGACGCCGTGGGCGCAACGTGGAAGCCCGGCGCTCGCTTTGTGCCCGGCACTGACGCGGCCAGCTATCAAGCCTTGCAAGACCAAGTTGAAGGCACTGCGTTCTTGTCAGCGTTTGAAGCACTTAAAGGCGGCGGCGCGATCTCTGAAAAAGAAGGTGAAAAAGCTACGGCTGCCCGTTTGCGTATGCGTTTGGCGCAAGATGAAAAAGAGTACGTCAAAGCCGCACGCGAGTTTCAAGATATTGTTCGCACAGGCGTGCAGAATGCTCAACGTAAAGCTGGCGGCGGTGCGGCGGCTGGCGGCGCTAATGTTGACGCCCTTCTTGAGAAGTACAAATAATTATGGCCACACTTGAACAACTTAGCGCGGCGTTGGTCAAGGCCGACGCAGCAGGCAACGCCGCCGATGCTAAAGTATTTGCTGACGAAATTCGACGAATGCGCGCTGTTCCTGAAATTCCGCAATCTTTACAGCCATCTATGCCAGTTTCGGCGGGCATGCCAACTGAGCGCAAGCCGCCCACAACTTACGAAAAAATTCGTGAGTTTGTTACGCCTACAGTTGAAATGCTGGGCGCGGCTGGCGGTGGTTTAGTAGGTGCTGGCGCGGGTACTTTGGTGTTGCCTGGTGTTGGTACGGCCACAGGCGCTGTTGGCGGTGCTGGCCTTGGTTATGGCATGGCCAAAGAAGCACTTAACTTGGCTGACATTTACATTGGCGGCAAAGCGCCGCGTCAAGGTGCAGCTCAAATTACTGAACCAGTTCGCAATGTAGTTGAAGGTGCATTATTTGAAACTGGTGGGCGCGTGCTTGGCCCTGCAATTGGCTATGTTGGCGGTAAGATCGCCGACCTTCGCCAGATTCCTAAACAGAAAGCGGCTGAGATAGCCCGCAATGCGCTTGGCCCAGACCTGCCTGAAGTGTTAAACGCCCTCAGGGCGTCGCAAGGCCAAGGCGTCAGCGCCGCGCAAGCCACGGCTAATATCAACAGCCCAACATTCCAAGCGCTTGTTGACAGAGCCACCGCCCGCGACCCACGGTTTTTACTTGCTTTGGAAAAGTCGCAAGGTGACGTGTCTGTTAACGCGCTGTCTAAACTGGCCGGCGGCGCTACAGCTGCTGAAGCCCGTGGCACGGCCGAGCAAGCTAAAGTTAACCTTAATAAAGTTACAGGCCCACAGCGCGAGTCTGTAATTAAGCGCGCTAATTTGGGCCAATACGTTGCTGATGAAGCAAATGTCCGCGCTGCTAATGATCTGGCCATATTGGCTGGCTCAGGCGCTAAGATTGAGCCGGCGCAATTTATTGCTCAAGCAACTGGCGCAGAAAAGGCTTTGCGTTCTGTTGGAATCAATCCGTTGGAAAGCGCGCCGCTTATCCAACGCATTACTGCAACGTCAAACAATCCTGCTTTTGCGGGTAACGATCTAATCGGCGGCGCAGTTAAAAACGTCGCTGACGATATTGCCAAGTGGACTAACAGCGGCGGCGTTATTGACGCGGCGGCTTTAGAAGCTATTCGCAAAAACTCTGTCGATGCTGCAATTGCTAAACTGCGCCCAGGCGCTGATGCAACTGCCCAGCGCAACTTGGCCGCAGGTGTGTTATCTAAAATCAAACCTGCTATTGATGACGCCATTGAAGCCGCAGGTGGTACTGGCTGGCGCGATTATTTGACAGCGCACGCTAAGGGTATGAGCGCGATTAACGAAAAGAAACTGGCTGGCAAAGCGCTTGAACTATTTAAGAGCAACAAAGATGAGTTTGTGCGTCTAGTGCAAAACGAATCGCCTGACGTTGTTGAAAAGATTCTTGGCTCCGGTAGGTATAACATTGCAACCGAACTGGCTGACAGCACCATGGCGGTTTTGCAAGAGCAAGCTAAAAAACGCTTAACTGATCTTGCTGTTAAAGAACAAGTCGGCGCAGGTCAAGAAGCATTAAAACAATTGTTGTTAGATAACATGTCTAGGTTGCGTGTGCCTTCATATTTAAACGCTGTGGCTGCGACGACTAACAAGGCTTTGCAAATCTTAGAAGACAAGATCGGCGCTAAGACTATGGGTGCGCTAACCGAAAGTTTAAAAACGCCTGAAGGTGCGGCAAAGCTGCTAGAAACTTTACCTGCGTCTGAGCGCAACCGTGTGCTGCAAATAATTTCTGACCCATCTGTATTGACGCAAGGGTCAAGATTATATGTATCGCCCGGTAAAGTGCTTAAAAGCCAACAAGCCAAAGAAGCTGCCGAAGCAATCCGCACCGGCACGGTTACTACTGGCGTCAATGCAATGGCGCCTGAGCGCAATAATGAAAACGCGTTAAATCAACCATACCGCGTAGAAATTCGTGGCACAGGGCGTTAAATGGACACCCAAGTCTTATTCAACATCGCGGTAAGTCTGGCGGGGTTTTTAGGTGGCTGGGTGCTAAACAACATCTACCGATCCATTGAGCGCCTTGACACTGACGTACGTAGCATGCCGCTTAACTATGTTACCCGCGATGACTACCGCGCTGACATGCGCGACGTTAAAGATATGCTTGGCAAAATTTTTGACAAACTGGATGGCAAAGTTGACAAATGATCATCGACCCCATCACGGCGCTTGAAGGACTACAGCAAGCCATAGGACTTGTCAAAAAGGCAAGTAAAGTAGCCAACGATCTAGCGGGCCTAGCGCCCATGATCGCTAAAATGTTTGACGCCAAAAGCGTGGCCACCAAGGCCATGGTGGAGGCCAAACGCTCTGGCAACAAATCAAACCTTGGCACGGCCCTTCAAATTGAGATGGCGCTTGATGAAACCAAACGCTTTGAGGCCGAATTACAGATGCTTTTTATGCAGACGGGCCGCATAGACGTGTGGCAAAAGATCAAAGAGCGCCAGCAGCAGATGGACATTGAAGACGCGCATCTAGCGCGCCAAGCCAAGGCCGAAGAAAAGAAACGCAAAGAAGAAGAAGATGAACAACTGGCGTGGGCAATTGGCATTGTGACCCTTGTTTTACTAATTGGCGCCGTTGGCTGGGGTATTGCTGAAATTTCAGAAGTTTGCGCCAGAATGCGGTGTGGTCGGTGAATGAGTACCAGAAACAATTTGACCTGTTTCTCAAAGTGTTTGTGCGCCTGTGCATCGCTTGGTGGGTGCTTGGGCTGCTCCGCTTCTTGCCTGACGATCTGTCAGACAAGATTGTCAATAAATTACTTGGAATGATTGGACTAGGATAATGTTAACTTTACTTTCTACCCTAATTTCTTTTCTAATGGGCGGCTTACCCAAACTATTGGACTTTTTTCAAGATCGGTCTGACAAACTGCATGAACTGGCGTTGGCTAGGATGCAAATTGAGCGTGAGTTGGAGTTGCGTAAGGCTGGCTTTGAAGCCCAAGAGCGCATTGAACACATTCGCTCAGAGCAGTTGGCCACCGAAAGCGCAGCTAACACCCAACAAGTTTTGATCGGTGCGCAGCAGGCTGAAATGCAAGCCATCTACGCCCATGATGAAAGTCTAAACGAGGGCACTAGCCAGTGGATGCGTAACCTACGCGCCAGCGTTCGCCCTGTCATTACCTATGGTTTCTTTTTCTTGCTAGTTTTTGTTGACGTTGGCCTGTTTGCCTACGGCTGGCACAATGGCGTCACGTTTGTAGATTTGGCTGAGATGCTGTGGGACTCTGATACTCAAGCGTTGTTTGCCAGCATCATTGCTTTCCATTTTGGCGGCAGAGCGTTTGGCAAATGAACGTCTCGCCCAAAGCCATTGAGATGATCAAGCACCATGAGGGTGTTCGATTCAAACCATACCAGTGCCCAGCAAAGCTGTGGACAATAGGAGTTGGCCATGTTCTTTATCCGAATCAAATCAAAATACTATTGGCTGAAAGGGGCGCTTACGCGCTTCATCCTGAAGATAGCCGGACGTTTACCAAAGAAGAAGTAGATGGAATTCTTCGCGCTGATCTTGACCGTTTTGAGCGTGGAGTGGAGCGCTTCTGCCCTGTCCCTCTTACACAAGGTATGTTTGACGGCCTCGTCAGCTTTAGTTTTAACGTCGGTTTGGGAACACTCCAGCGTTCGACGCTTCGTCAGAAGTTGCTTCGGGGCGACAAAGAGGGCGCCGCCGAAGAACTTCTGAAGTATTGCATGGCGGCTGGAAAAGTCCTTAGAGGCTTGCAAACCCGCCGCATAGACGAGCGCCGCCTATTCCTTAGTTAACGCCCTGTACGCCTCAATAGCGGTTTTCAGATCGCATTGCAGCATCTGTATGCGGTCGTCTTGCTCACACAACTTGGCGTAGGCTTCTTCGGCAAACTTGGCCAAGTTAGCCTGGCTCCATGTTTGAAAGTCTGGCCTGTTAATCATTGGATTCCTTTTTAGACGGCGCGTCTAATTCAAGGCGGTAATACTTGGCCGGCATCTTGGCGTTCTTATCCAGTTGTTTGCGCAGCCATTCGGCGCCGCCAAGTTCTTGCAAAATCATCCAATGTCTGTCTGACATTCGGACTTGTCGGCCTAACAGGGGTTCAGGTGGTTTTGGTCTTGGCATTTTGTCTCAGGTGTTTACCAGTTGTTCGTCTAACCCAGCAAAGCTGGCAGTGCCACTTTGCGCCCATTTCAACGCCGCCTTCTGGCGGTTTGCTTTCTTGACACTTGGTGCAAAACTTTAGCTGATGCACGGGCGTGGTTCGGCCCATTTGAATCGCAGGCATCATTAGCGCACTCTCCTAAGCGGCATGTCCATAACGCGCTCTGGCGGTGGAGGCGTCATTTTCTCAGATGGCGGTGTCCAACCATGCTTGCGCCAGATAGCCTGCACGTCTGAACCAGAAGACCATTTGAAATCTTTGTTTGGCATAGACGGGTAACTGATCTTTGAGTAAGGTGGTTTTTCTAGCATTGTGTTGCTCCTTTAAGTAGTTCTAATCTTTCCCGTGCTACGCGCAGGGTGTTGTAGCGCTGGTGAAGGCGCTGAAGCATGGTAACGCGCTTGGCGCCATCACGTTCCTCGTTAAGCAGTTTGAGGACGTCTTCCTCGCTCATCCTGCTAAGTTCATTGTTAAGGCTTCGCCAAGTAGTTGTCAATTTTCTTCTCCAATTGCTTTATTGTTGTGTGTACGCGAATAACTGCACGGGCGGCGGCGTTGGCTTCGCGCCCCCTGATGCGCAGTTCGGCGTTGGCCACTTTCAGTTTAGCCTTCCAAAGGTCAATTCGTTTCACTTTAATTCCTCCATTGCAATATCAGATATGGCGCGCTTGTCGTGCAAGGCCGCCCAAATTTTTTCATCGACCGTTTTGCTGGTTAGTAAGATGTAGCACCACACAGGGTGTTGTTGCCCGCTGCGGTGCAAACGACCAATGGTCTGCTCGTACAGTTCCAGACTCCACGGCAGCGACAGAAACACCATGTGACAGCCGCCGTGCTGTAAGTTAAGCCCGTGGCCGGCTGACTTTGGATGTACGGCGAGCAGTCGTATTTTGCCTTCATTCCATCGCTTAATAGCGTCGGTGTCGTCAAGGGTGGTGACGTTAAAGCGTCGCTTGAGTTCGGCAAGTTCTTCTTGATAGGTGTAGGCGATGATGGTGTTGGCATGTTGGTTTTCGTTCAATAATTCTTCTAATCTTTCAAACTTGTGCATGCTGTACCAGACAGGCTTCTGATCAACCTTAAACTTGCCAGGCAAGTCAGACGGCGTGGTCGTCGTGTCGTAAACAAAACCTGACGCCAGTTGCTGTAGCTTACCCGTGACAACTGCGGCGTTGACAGCTGTGATGCCCTCCAGCACAAAGTCTTTCTTCATGGTGTTGTACGGCGTCATGTCCATCGTGCAAGCCAACTCTACCGTATGCAACGGCGGCAACTTGTCCTTATACTCGCCTGCCTCCAAGACAAATGTGGCAGGCTTAATTACGTCCATGACCTTCTGAAGCGACCCTACCCTGGGCGCCCATTCGCCAAACTCTTTGTTGATTAGCACAAAGTATTGCTGCATGAACGCGCCTTTAGACCGACCAAGCAGGCTTTGATCAACGATCTTGCACTGGCCAAATACGTCCTCAAGGCCGTTGCTGGTAAATGAGCCGGTCAAGCCCCAGCGCGTCGTCATGGGGTCGACCACTTTAAGGAATGCTTTGAAGCGTGTGCCTGATGGATTCTTGAGGCGCGTGAGTTCGTCAAACACCACGCCGTCAAAATTTAATTTTTGTTCGGCCAACCATTGTAAGTTGTCGTAGTTGGTCACGACCACTTGGGCGTTGCTCTTGAGGGCGTCTAAGCGTTGCTTAGGTGTGCCAACGCACAGAGCCATGCTGATGCGATCTGCCCACTTGGGGCGCTCGACTGGCCACACGTCTGTACAGACGCGCTTAGGCGCCAGCACCAGCCAGCGCTTAACATGGCCGTCGCGCAACATTTCCCACATGGCCGTCAGAGTAATCGCCGTCTTGCCTGCACCGACTGGCGCCAAGATCATGGCGCGGTCATGCTCAAAGAGAAAATCAGCAGCCGTCTCTTGATAAGGTCTTAGTTTCATTTTTTACTTTAACGTATCTGACGCGGGGATCAGCATTGATTCGGCGCGTGCCTTCTAACATTCCTAGGTAATAAACTCGTTTAACAAAAACTTTTAAATCGTGCATATTCCATTTGCGCGTATCTAAAAACTCGGCTATAACTTTGTCGGCTATAGGATCCCCCGTAGTACCTTGCATAAAATCAACGGCAACTGCTTCAAGTTCAGGCCTTGTAATTAACCGATTAGATACACGGTTTAATGAGAATGTTTCTTTTTTCTGTCTGAATTGCCCACTCATTAACATGCTCCTTAGTCCATAAACACGCGTAGTTCTGATTCAACAACGCCATCTCTGTCTGAAATAGTTTTTGTAGTTCGCTCAATCTGCCGCCTTTGGTTTTCAATTCCACAAACCAAGTCTGGCCATCGGGTAAACACGCAATGCGATCTGCTACACCTTTGCGTCCGGGCGAAGTAAACTTCCAAGTCCGGCCACCGACGCGCTGCACCGCCCAGTCAAAATAAACTTCAATTTCTTTTTCTCTCATGGTCGTGAAGTATACATGTAAAAAAGATTTGCACAACAATTATTTCTGTGCTAACATTCAAGTTCAACTCAGTAAAGGACAGTATGCTTCACTCAAATATCGTCGGCGGCTCTACAGCTAAGCGCGTCATCAACTGCCCAGGCAGTGTGGCGCTGGTGCAGAAAATGCCGCCAAGGCCATCTAGCAAATACGCTGACGAAGGCACACTCCTACACAACGTCATGGCCGAACTTATCATGGGCGACGAAGCCCCTGAGCATTACCTTGGCGCGCGTTACGAAGACCAAGTTTTGACGCAAGAACTTATCGACAATAAAATTAAACCAGCACTGGAGGCGCTAGATGCAATCGATCCACAGCGAATCATGGAAATCGAGGCCGAGACAAGCGTCAATTTTGGTGACTTGCTTGACGGTGTCTTTGGGTCTACTGACCTTATTGGTCGTCTTGGCAATCGTGCCGTTGTACTGGATTGGAAATTCGGTGACGGCGTTATGGTCGAGGTTGAGGAAAACCCGCAGCTGATGTTCTATGCCGCAGCTGCCATGCGCACGCCAGAAGCGCAGTGGGCGTTTGAGGGTGTGACTGAGATCGAATGCGTCATTGTGCAACCACCTGAAGTGCGCCGCTGGGTGACAACGCCTGCGCGTATTGCTGAGTTTGAATTGCAGTTGGTGCAAGCGGTCAAGCAAGCCGAGAAGCCAGACGCAAAGCTGGCCGTGGGCGATCACTGCAAGTGGTGCGCGGCCAAGCCCATCTGCCCTAAGATGACCGGCGCCGTTGATCGCGCGTTGAAGGTGCAGATTGACGCCCTGCCGGCTGCGCAGATTAGCACGTATCTCAAGAACGCTGACATGCTTGAGGAATGGATCAAAGACTTGCGCGCTCTTGCATTGCAGATGCTTGAGTCTGGCGCCAAGTTACCCGAATACAAACTGGTGGCCAAGCGTGCCATCCGGTCATGGTCAGACGACGAGAAAGCGAAAGTCGCTTTGTTTGCGTGTGGCCTCACAGAATCTGAAGTGATGGAGACAACTGTCGTCTCCCCCGCCAAGGCCGAAAAGGCGCTTAAAAAACGCAAGATCGGCCTACCGGAAGACCTAGTGGTCGCCATTTCTTCAGGTAACACTTTGGCAACTGTGGATGATCCACGACCCGAAGTGATGCTCTTGGGCAAACAGTTATCTGCTGCCCTTTCTAAACTACAGTAAGGAAAATCATGTCAAATTTAGTAACCTTCTCTCAAGCAAACTTGCCTGCCGTTTCAACTTTGTCTAGCGCTTTGCGTTCGATCCAAGCCGAAGTCGGCCCAGCCGGTGTTGTCATTATTAAGATGGACAAGACTGGCCACTGGGTCTTTGGTGCGGATCAAACTGAAGCGGAAGACGACGCTGTCTGGGCGGTTAACCCTTTCTCATTTGTGCATGGATTCATCGCTTGGGGCGATGGCGAAGTGCTGGGCGAAAAGATGACCAGCGTGAGCAATCCATTGCCTGCTTTGGATGAGGCGCCCCCTCAAGCCAAAAAAGGCTGGGAGAGCCAAGTCGGTATGTCACTGAAGTGCATCAGCGGCGAAGACAAGGGCATGGAAGCGCGCTTCACCACCACGTCAGTGGGCGGCAAACGTGCGGTTCAGACCTTGGCCGTTGCTTTGGCCGAGCAGGTCGAGAAAGATCAGACCAAGCCAGTGCCAGTCGTGCGTCTGAAAAAAGATCACTACGCCCACAAATCCTACGGCAAAATCTACACCCCAGTGTTTGAAGTTGTCGAATGGGTAAGCATGGATGGTGAAGCGCCAGAGGTGGAAGCGGCTAAAGAGCCAGCAGCACCCGCACGCCGCCGCCGTAGCGCCTAAGTTTCTGAAGCCCCGTGACAGGGGGCTTTGGAAAGGAGACGCCAATGCTTTGGTTAGATTTTGAAACCCGCAGTACGTGCGACCTACGCTCAAAGGGCGTATACAACTATGCGCAAGACGCCAGCACCGACGTGTTGTGCATGTCGTATGCGTTTGACGACGAAGACGTGGTGACTTGGGTTTCCACGGAACCATTCCCAGCGCGTGTGCGCAATTTCACCGGCCAGATCAGGGCGCACAACGCGGCGTTTGAGCGATTGATTTTTTGGTATGTATTACAAATAGATTTTAAATTAGAGCAGTTTTATTGCACTGCAACACAAGCCCGCGCCAACTGTGCGCCTGGCAGTCTGGAAGACGTTGGCCGCTTTGCTGGCGCGTCCATGAAAAAAGATTATAGAGGCGCGCAACTGATTCGCTTGATGTGCGTGCCGCCATTCAAAGACTCGCCTGAACTGATGGCCGAGATGATTAAGTATTGTGAGCAAGATGTGCGCGCCATGCGTGCAATCAGCAAGGGCATGCGTGACTTGTCAGCTGAGGAACTGCTGGACTATCACGTCAACGAAAAGATCAACGACAGGGGCGTGCTGGTGGACGTGCCGTTGTGCCACGCCGCAGTTAAGTACGCGTCAGACGAACTAATCGAGATCGAGGAAATTGTCAAGGAAGTTACTGAGGGCGCTATCACCAGCGTTCGCAGCCCCCGCATGCGTGAGTGGGTCTGGGATCGCGTGGACGAAGAAGCGCGCAAGCTGATGCAAAAGGACGACAAGGTCAGCATTGACAAAACCGTAAGAGCCAACCTTTTAAACTGTGATGGAGTACCACCCGATGTTCAAGAAGTCATTCAATGCGCAGACGACCTATGGGCATCGTCAGTCGCAAAATTTAACAGACTTGCAGCTTTGGCAGATATTGAAGATGAGCGAGTCCGAGGAGCGTTTGTATTTGCAGGCGGTTCAGCAACAGGACGGGCATCGTCCTACGGCGCGCAAGTCCACAACTTTACCCGCAAATGCGCCGAAAAGCCCGACGACGTCAGGCAAGCTATGGTCAGAGGGCACGCTATCGTCCCTCGGTATGGAAAGCGCGTTACCGATGTTCTCAAAGGCATGCTCAGACCTGCCATTATCCCCGCCGCAGGCAAGCACCTTGTGGTTGCCGACTGGGCGGCCATCGAAGCGCGGGTCAACCCGTGGCTCTCAGGGCGAGGCGCCGATAAACTGGAACTATTCCGCACTGGGGAAGACGTCTATAAAGTTAATGCAGCCGCAACGTTCAACATCAAAGTCGATGACGTCACCAAAGACCAGCGCCAGATTGGAAAGGTTCAAGAACTTGCCTGCGGATTTGCTGGCGGCGTGGGCGCTTTTGCTGCTATGGGCAGGGCTTATGGGATCAGTCTTCCTGAGCCAGTTGCCAAACGCATGGTGGATGGCTGGCGGCGCGCTAATTCTTGGAGCGTTCCTTATTGGTCGGCGCTTGAGGACGCATACACCAGAGCAATGCGAAACAAAGGACGCGAGTTCAAAGCCGGCCTTATAACATATTTATACGATGGCCTGCACCTGTGGTATGCCCTACCGTCAGGGCGCATTTTGTGTTACCCCTATGCCAAACTGGAATCAGAGGGCGTCAGTTATGCCAAAGCGGCATGGAAGCCAGCGCAAGATGCAAAAGAATGGCCACGCGCCCGTCTGTGGAAAGGCTTGGCATGTGAAAATGTAACGCAGGCAGTGGCCAACGACTTGCTTCGCCACGCCCTGCGCCAACTGGATGACGTCGTGCTGCATGTGCATGACGAGATCGTATTAGAGACGGCTGATCCAAACGCCGCAGAAGAATTAAAACGTGTGATGTGTACAGCGCCAGCATGGGCAGACGGCCTGCCCTTGAACGCTGAAGTTGAAACTATGACTCGATACGGAAAGGGTTGATATGACACAAAATGAAATTATGGATCTGGCTAAACAAGCTAATGCCATCCCGATACATAAAGACTTTAATCAGTTGGCTTTAATTGGAACTGAAAACATTGAGGCCTTTGCCAAGCTGTTAGCACAAAATGATCAAAAAGAAATAGAGCGTTTACGTGCCTTGTGTCAAGAGATGTTGAGCGAATTGTACGCATATCGCGCATCAAACTATTTAAAAGATTTAACTGCCTACATCCGAGCAAAGGGGTTGACATGACAGAAGAATGGCGCGCAGTGCCAAATTTTGAAACGTATTATGAGATTAGCAACTATGGGAACGTGCGTTCGTTACCACGGGTTGTGGAGTATGGCCGTCACAAAAGAACGTCGTACGCCGGTCGTAGGCTAAAACAATTTGTAACAAATGGCTATCTAAGCGTAAAGCTGGCGCGGGGTTACCCTCCAAAAACTTTTTATGTACATGCGCTGGTATTGCAAGCGTTTGTAGGCGCGCGTCCAGTGACAGAAGATCGCGGTGAGATACGTCACCTTGATGGTGACAAAGCAAACAACACGCTGTTCAACTTGGCTTACGGAACCGTAGTTGAAAACGGTGCAGACAGAGTTAAACACAACAAAATGAAGGCAACACAATGAACTTTCTTGATTTTTTAATTTCTTTGGCGCCCGAGGGCGAGACTGCGCTAATTGTGCGTCAGAAGCCCATTGGCAAAGAACTGCAATTCCACGCAGATGGCGCGATCAAATGCACATGGCCTGCTATGTTGCCTAACGCACGCATCAAAGACGACTGGGCAATCTACGGCAACACGGCCAGCTTTATCATCGACCGCTTCAAAGATGGTCACGTGTCAGCCAGCGCCGCCAACTGTGAATATGTGCTGGTCATGGTGCTGGACGATGTGGGTACTAAGGCGGCCATCCCACCACTTGAGCCGACGTGGAAGATTGAGACGTCTGAGGGTTCGTTCCAGTGGGGCTACGCTTTCTCTGAGCAGCCCACCAAGGGCGACTTCAGCGCCGCCATCAAAGCCATCGCCGATGCTGGCTACACCGACAAGGGCGCCATCAACGCCGTGCGCAATTTTCGCATACCCGGCTCGATCAACTTGAAGCCTGACCGCAATAACTTCGCCGCCAAGCTGGTTGAGTTTCACCCATCGCGTGACTTTACGCTTGACCAAATTTGTGACGCGTTAGGTGTGGTGCCCGCGCCTGCTGACTCAGTTGGCTTTAAACCGATCCGCTTGTCAGACGATGGCGCCGATGATGTGATGGCGTGGCTGTCTGGCCAAGGTTTGCTACTGTCTAAACCCAACCAAGAGGGCTGGGCTGGCGTGATGTGCCCCAATTCAGCCGAGCATACTGACGGCAACCCAGAAGGCCGCTACATGCCCGCCAACCGCGCCTACTGCTGCCTGCATAGCCACTGCGTTGACTTTGGCTCCAGCGCGTTTTTGGAGTGGGTGTCAAACAATGGCGGTCCCAAGCATGCGCACGGCTTGCGTGACGAACTGCTGACCTTGGCCATGGATCAAGCCTTGTCTAAGCTGACGCCCACTGACATGTTCACAGACGACGCGGCAGCCGTGATTGCCGAGGTTGAGCGCAAGGAACTTGGCCGCATTGAGAAGGCGCAGTGGTATGAGCGCTTTGCGTACATTCAAGACGATGAGTCCTATTTTGATATGCAAGACAGACGTGAAGTCAGCAGAAGCACATTCAACGCCCTGTTTCGTCACATCAAGTGCAACTCAATCCACGGCAAGAACCCCAAGGTCGAGGCGTCAATCTGCTTTGACGAGAACCGCCAAAAGCATGGCGCGAAGGCGCTTGTGGGAATTACGTATGCCGCAGGTGAGTCAGTCATTGTCGCCCGTGATGGCGACCTGTATGGCAACCGCTGGCGCGATGCGCGCCCCTCGTTTGGGTCGGGTGACATAACCCCTTGGCTTGAGCATTGCCGAACACTTGTCCCTGACGCAGATGAACTTGAGCATATTTTTGACGTGATGGCGTTCAAGGTGCAACACCCCGAGGTCAAGATCAATCACGCCGTGCTGCATGGCGGCGACCAAGGCTCAGGCAAGGACACCATGTGGGCGCCGTTCATCTGGGCAGTGTGTGGTGAACACCTTAAAAACCGTGGCCTGCTAGATAATGACACCATGAGCAGCCAGTTTGGCTACGCCCTTGAATCTGAAATTTTGATTTTGAACGAATTAAAGGAACCGGACGCCAAAGAACGCCGCGCCTTGGCCAATAAACTCAAGCCAATTATTGCCGCGCCGCCTGAAATGTTGACAGTGAACCGCAAGGGTCTGCACCCTTATCAGATGGCCAATCGGGTTTTTGTTCTTGCGTTCTCTAACGATCCAGTGCCCATCTCGCTTGACTCGCAGGATCGCCGGTGGTTTTGCGTATGGTCGCACGCCCCGCGCATGACTTCTGCGTCTGCTGAGAAGATGTGGAAATGGTACAAGTCGGGCGGGTTTGAGGCCATTGGTGGCTGGCTTGCATCGCGTGATGTGACTGCCTTCAATGCTGGCGCGCCTCCGATGATGACCGAGTTTAAAATGAACCTAGTCGAGCATGGCATGAGCATGGCAGAAAGTTACCTTGTCGAACTTATGCGCGCTCGTATGGGTGAGTTTTCTAAGGGCGTGGTGGCGTCGCCCTTTCACGCGCTTTGTGACCGTCTGGCGGGGGCAGCCCCTAGTGGCGTGAAAGTGCCTCAGCCCGCCTTGTTGCACGCGCTCAAGGAGGCTGGTTGGGTGGATTGTGGCCGTTTGAAGTCGCGTGAGTTTGACTCTAAAAAGCACATCTTCTGCGCGCCTGAGATGCGGGATGTGAGCAAGTCAGAATTGAGGCGCCTCGTTGAAGACGTGCCGGCGCCCTTATCTGTGAGGTTAGTCAAATGAATAGAGAAGATTTAGACTGTGAAGGTCTGCTATTTGCAGATGGCTTCGATGACGCAATCATTGGCATAGCCGAGCGCGCGGGCATGGAGCCAGTCGTGGCCTATGACATACATAAAATTATTGAAATCTTAGCGCGTGACATGCCCGAGGAGGAGGCCGTTGAATATTTTGAATTTAATATTCTTGGCGCGTACATGGGCGAGCGAACGCCTGTTTTTATAAGTTAAAAAAAAAAAGCCCCTATTTCTAGGGGCTTAACTTCTATAGATCAAGAAGGATGGCAATCAACGCCGCCAGTATAAGCGCAAAAAGGAAAATCATCGCATCATGGCCTCCATCGCGCCGCGTTGCATAAGCCGGCGCGCCTCCGCGCCTTCGGCCTGCGCTTGTTTGTATTCATAATCTTCGGACTTGCCTAATTCGTGCCGATAACCAAGGTCAACGTAATAATGCTCGGTATAAGTGAGGGGTCTGAAAGGCGCGAGGGCTTCTTGCATGACTGGATTCATTCCAACACCTCCTGCACTTGCATAACCACATCAGCGATCTTTTGGGGGTCGCCCTCCTCAATGGCGTCAATAAGGACACACAGGGCGTGTTCTAGGTCTGAAACGCGGGCAAACAGGTCGCCCACACCTGTAAAGCCTTCAGCGTACGCAATGCGCTCAGCATCAGCAGGGGGTAATTTTGTTAAGTCGATCATGTTAGCAGTCCCAGTCTTCAGAAGTTAATTTGATGTTGCAGAAGTCCATGTGCGTCTCGTTGACGTGCGTGCGTATGAGTTCGCAAATGGCGTCGATTAATTCGCGCTCAACGAGGTCGTTGATCGTGAGCGTGGCAAACGGCTCGGGCGTGATGCCCTCGGGGGCAAAGGCATTGCCCCTGTGAAAGGTCACTGTTGTGCGGTCGTAGTGTGAGGTCATTTTTGTAAGTCCTCCTCAATGACCGCCATTGCGGTGCAAATATCGTTCCAAATTTCGTCAAATTGCTCGTCACCTTCGGGTATCAGGTCAGCGCGGTAAGCCTCCAAAGCAGCCCAAACAATGTCGATCTGGTCTTTTATGTCGTGCATGTTGCCTCCAACTCTTGCAAGATCGCCCGCGCCAATATGACGCGCTCGTTGTCTATGTGCCATTGCTCAGTGTCATCGTCCTGATGTTCTTCGACAAAATATTGAGCGAGAAATAACGCCATTTTCAGCGCGTGAATTTGGTCTTTGGTCATTCTGTCGTCTCCTTTGCAAAGTCGATGGCCTCAAGCCACATCAGCCACGCGTCTTCAATGTGTGTCCAATATTCAATCTCATCTGCGATCTTTTTCTCCTCGTAATAGTCAACATTTTGCGCGCGCTCTTTGTTGGCCAAAAAGTATTCAAGGTCACAGTCAGACGCAACCGCGACACATCGGCTATATGCTTTGATAAATGCTTGTTCTGAGGGTGTCATGCTGTCGCCTCCTTGTATGCGGCGATGTCTTCGTCGTCGGCGTAGTCGAGAAACATGTGCTCGGCGATTTCGCGCCAGTTGACTTCTTGCAAAAACGCCAAAGCGTAGTCGCGCGCTAAACCCTCAGAACTTGTCTGCTCAATGATCTCCTCGGCGTACTCTTTGAGGTAATCCGCGAGCCAGTCCATCATATTCGCTTGATCGTCTGAGAAATTGTCGAACGGGTCGAAGCCGTCAAAAATTTCCAAGTTGACGCGCCATGTGGCGTAATTTGTCCAGCCGTTATATTTGTTGTCGTTCATGGTTTAAGTCCTTACAAAGAAAAAGCGAAAAGAATCACACAGGCCAAGGCAACGACAAGGGCTAACGCCCCCGCGATAATTAGGCCGTCTGAGGGTTCCTGAACCGGCTCAGGGTTCAGGTCGATATAGTGCAAAGTGTGGCGGTTCATGGTTTGCCCCTTAGATGCAGTCGTTGTAGCGGTCTTGCATCTCGAAGACTTCATCATCATCCAGTCGCAAAGCGCGGGTGACAATATTCACGGCCATTTTGTAAGGGTAGCCCTCGCCTCTTACGTATTCCAATATCGCCCAGCTACTGTTGCACTCACGGCTCATAGCGATGCACTCATGTGCAATTTGTGTTTCATTTATCATGCGGTTTGCTCCTTTTGGTTAAGTGTTGCGAATTCGGTCAGGGTGACTAAACGGACGCGTTTGTCGTCAATACGCCAACCCTTAGCGCGGGCGAATCGGATCGCCTGCAAAAATGTGCAGGGCGCGGTTACATCGCGCCATGTGTTGTCGTAGTCTTCAAACAACACAATTAGATAATCTTTTCTCCAAGAATTGCTTTTCATGTCTGTCCTTTACTTGAGGTTAGGTTTTACCGCGTCATTTTGTCCGCAGTGTTTATATTGTAAGGGATTGTTTTACACTGTCAAGCATATTTTGACAAATAGTTGTGGTTATGCGTATTTTGCATAAATGTGGACAATGGGTGGACTATCGGTGGACTATAAAACGACCACTGTATGACCCACACGCAAACGTAACAACGACGCGGTCTGGGAGGTTATGTGGACAATGTGGACAATGGATATATATAAACTAAAATTGTAGATAGTACTGTATATATAGACAGTGTAAGGCTAACATGACACCTCGTCCGCTACCAATTTAAAATCATAGTCCACGTTGTCCACATTGTCCACAAATCCCCGCGCTGGAATTCTCACGCAAAAAGATGTGGACAAGTTGGACAATGTGTTTTCATGTTGTCCACATTGTCCACACATTGCGTGGCCATGCGACTTGCAACTTGTTGTCCACATTGTCCACATGACCCACGGCCATGACCCTACTAACAACAGGGGCATTTAGCATCGAGGGGGGTGGGTAGGGCCGAGCGCATAGGGCCAGCGGAAACGTAGCGTTCGCAAACAATTTTTTTTTAATATAGAATCTAGCCACGTGCAACCAGCATGGAGAGCCTATGTTCTATTCAATCCCATTCACACCGCGCAATGTGCAGGCAACAGAGTCGCGCTTAAAGGCGGTGTACGACGCCGCCAAACTTGGCCTCAAAGGCGACACGTTAGCGCTGGCCGCCGGCATGCTCCCCACCGAATACCGACAACTCACGCAACTTGATCCTGTTGTGGAGATGGCCGCGCAAAAAGGCAAAGCCGACGCTGAAATAGAGATGGCCAATATTGTCAGGGCCGCCGCGCTAGACGGCGACGCTAAGATGGCGCTAGAAGTCTTAAAGCACCAACACGGCTGGGTGGCCAAGCAGGCCATATCTGTCGAAGTGGATCAGCGCATCTCCATCACAGGCGCGCTGGCCGAGGCGGCTAAGAGGCTAGATGTGATTGATGTACAGGCCAAGGAGCAAAATGCAATCGACCATATACAGCGCTGAAGACGAACAGGAACTAATGGCGCGCCTATGGGCGCCAGCAATCAAGGACAACCCACTGGCGTTTGTAATGTTTGCGTTTCCATGGGGTCAACAAGGCACGCCACTGGAACACTTCACTGGCCCACGCAAATGGCAGCGCGAAGTCTTACAGCAGATTACAGATCACATCAAAAGCAACCAAGGTCAGATTGACTTCAACACCCTACGGCACGCCGTGTCATCGGGCCGAGGTATTGGTAAGTCGGCGTTAGTGTCATGGATCACAATCTGGATGCTGTCCACAAGGATTGGCTCCACGACCATCATCTCGGCCAACAGTGAATCACAGCTCCGGTCAGTCACTTGGGCCGAGATAACCAAGTGGTTAGCGATGGCGCTTAACAGCCACTGGTTTGAAGTCTCGGCTACCAGGCTGATGCCGGCCAAGTGGCTCACCGAATTAGTCGAGCGTGATCTTAAGAAGGGCACACGTTACTGGGGCGTCGAAGGGCGACTGTGGTCAGCGGAGAATCCAGATGCGTACGCTGGCGTACACAATTTTGACGGTGTGCTGGTTGTGTTTGACGAAGCGTCAGGTATTGACGACAGCATCTGGGCGGTCACAAGTGGATTTTTTACAGAGAACACGCCCAACAGGTTCTGGATGGCGTTCTCTAACCCACGGCGCAACACTGGGTACTTTTACGAAGCGTTCAACAGCAAACGAGAGTTCTGGTCAACCAAGGTGGTGGACGCCCGCACGGTCGAGGGTACAGACAAACAGGTGTACCAGCAGATTATTGACGAATACGGCCCAGACTCAGCGCAGGCGCACGTTGAGGTCTACGGTCAGTTCCCGTCTGAAGGCGACGATCAGTTCATATCGGCCTTGCTGGTGGACGACGCAATGAAAAGGCCGGCGTATAAAGACCTAAGCGCTCCAATAGTGATCGGTGTCGACCCTGCACGGTTTGGCGCTGACGCGACGGTGATCGCCGTGCGCCAAGGACGGGACATAGTCAGCATCCGGCGCCATCGAGGCGACGACACCATGACCGTAGTTGGCCATGTGATTGACGTGATAGAGGAATACAAGCCGACCTTGGTGGTGATCGACGAAGGCGGCCTTGGCGCCGGTATTGTTGACCGTTTGAAAGAGCAACGCTACAAGGTCAAGGGCATCAACTTTGGTACTAAGTCTAAGAATCCCATCATGTATGGTAATAAAAGAGCCGAAATGTGGGGTGCGATGAAAGATTGGCTCAAAGGGGCGTCGATTCCGCTTGACAGATTTCTTAAAACTGATCTAATTTCGCCTATGATGAAGCCCGACTCTAAGGGTACAATCTTCTTAGAGTCGAAAAAGGACATGAAAGCGCGGGGCTTGGCCTCACCAGACGCGGCAGACGCGATTTGTGTGACGTTTGCCTACCCTGTGGCCCACCGTGAGGCGCGTGAACCCACGCAGCGCCGCATGTATTCAGATCGAAGCGTGGTTGCAACTTCTTGGATGGGATCATAATGGCTACCAAACCCGGACT